GCTCCCGATCTCACGTAAACGCAAACGCTCCGGCTGGTCCGATGACTTCGCACGTTCCGTTATCGGCCAAATGCGATAGCCCTGGCGCTCGGGGGGCGCGATATTGCCAGATGGATATCGGCCCGCTACGCTGGCGAATATCTCGACGTGCCGTCGGGCCGGGCGCAGGCGCGCGACGGGTTGCGGCAGGCGCTGCGCGAGGAACCCGATCTGCCGGTCAACCTGCTGGCCAACCGGTTCGGGGTATCGGCGCGCCGTGTCTTGCAGGTCAAGGCAGGGATGGCGGTCGAGGAAGAGCCGCCGCTTCTGCCGCTCATGCGAAGGGCTTCACCTGACTGAGCCGCCCCGCCCCCTCTATCCTGACCGGGAAAGGGGCCGCCCATGCAATCCGTCACTCAAATCGCCGAAGGGATCGTCGCCCGCGAGGGCGGTTTCGTCGATCACCCCAATGATCCCGGCGGGGCCACGAATTTCGGGGTCACCATCGGGACCATGCGCCGCCTTGGCATCGATCTGGATGGCAATGGCGTGGTCGATGTCCGCGACGTGAAGCGGCTCACGCGCGCGCAGGCGGTGGATATCTTCATCCGCTTCTACTGGGAATTGCCGGGCATCAACCGGCTGCCCGAGGCGTTGCAGGCCAGCGTGTTCGACATGCAGGTCAATGCCGGGGCCAATGCCGTGAAAATCCTGCAACGGCTGGTGAGCGAGATGGGTTTTGCCGCGACGGCCGACGGGGTGATCGGTCCCAACACGCTGCGGGCCGTGCAGGCGGCGCATGACGCGGCCCCCGATCACATCGCCGATGCCTATGCCATCGCGCGGCGCAACTATTATTTCGGCCTCGCGGATCGCAACCCGCGCCTGCGGGTCTTTGCCCGCGCGCGCTCAGGCGACAAGGGCGGCTGGATCATCCGCGCCGAAGAGTTCATGAGCCCGCGCTACCGGATGACGCAGGCGCAGTTTCGCGAGAGGGTGGCAAGATGGTGAGGTGGCTTCTGGGCGCGCTCTTCGGCGCGGGGCGCAATGTGGTGCGGGAGACGGCGGAGGTGTTCCGCCCCAATGCCGAAGCCGCCGATCAGCGCGGGGCCGAGGCGCAGGCGGCGGCGCTGGCGCAGATGGCCGCAGAGTTCGGCGGGGTGCAGGGGCCGTGGGGGCGGTTTATCGACGGGCTGAACCGGCTGCCGCGCCCGATGCTGGCCTTTGGGTGCATCTTTCTTTTCGGCTCTGCCATGCACGACCCGATCTGGTTTGCCGAGCGGATGCAGGGGCTGGCGCTGGTGCCAGAGCCGCTCTGGGCGTTGATGGGGGCGATTGTGGCCTTCTATTTCGGCGCGCGCGAGCTGCACAAGTTTCGTGGCGCGTCGATGGGCAAGGAGGCCGCGCGGATCATCGCGCAGGCCCCGGACGTGGCGCGCAATATCGAGGTGCTGCGCGCGCTGCGCGCCGACAGCCCCGGTGCCGCCGATCCCGGACCGGATGCCGAGACCACGCTGGCCGCGCTGGCCCCGACGGAGAACCCGGCGGTTGCGGACTGGAGGGCGCGGGCATGAGGTGGCTTATCCTTCTTGCGGCGCTGAGCCTGCCAGCCCCGGTGCTGGCGCAGGCCTGTCTGCCGCGCACGGTTCTGGTCGAGACGCTGGAGCAGAAATACGGTGAGCATCTGCGGATGCAGGCGATGACCACGCCGGGGCCGCTTCTGGAGATGTTCGTCGCCCCGTCGGGGAGCTGGACAATCTTCGTGACGCAGCCAGATGGCATGGCCTGTCCGATGTTTTCCGGGCAAGGCGTCGAGATGGTGGCGCAGCCCGAGGGTGACCCGGCATGATCGACTGGGATCTCGTAACAAGTTCTACGAGCTGATGACCACCGGGGATGACACCTGGTCGCGCCATCAGGTGGATATTTACCAGGCCGTTAAAGAGGGGCTTGAAGTCGATATTGATGAGCTGCGCGCGGGCATGGCCGACGAGGATGCCTGGTCGCAGGAATTCGAGCTGCAATGGCTCGACGAGGCGGCGAGCTGGCTCGATTACGATCTCATTGCCGGCTGCGAGGCCAGGGGGGCCGGAGACCCGGCGGGCTATACCGGCGGGCCGGTCTTTGTGGGCGTCGATATCGCGGCGCGCAATGACCTTTTTGTGATCTGGGTCGTGGAGCCGGTGGGCGATGTGCTCTGGACGCGGGAAATCATCGCGCGCAAGCGCATCAGCTTTGCCGAGCAGGATCAGCTTCTGGAGGAGGTGTTCCGGCGCTACCGGGTGGCGCGTTGTGCCATCGACCAGACCGGGATGGGCGAAAAGCCCGTCGAGGACGCGCAGCGCCGCTATGGCTCTGTCCGGGTGCAGGGCGTCCTGTTCACCTCGGCGGCCAGGCTCGACATGGCGACCACGCTCAAGGAGCGGATGCAGGACCGCCGGTTGCGCATCCCCGAGGGCGACCCGGTCCTGCGCGCCGATCTGCACGCGATCCGCAGCCGCGTCGGGCCCACCGGTATCCGGCGGCTCATCTCGGACGGCGAGACGGACGGGCACGCTGACCGCTTCTGGGCGGCGGCGCTGGCGGTCTCAGTGGCGGATGGTGGCGAGGGCGGGATCGAATACCGTTCCACCGGCCCGCGCCCGGGCCTTGCGCCCGGGGATTTCACGGGTGCCCTGGGCGGGCGGCGGATGGGGTTTGGCCGGGGCGGCGGCGGCATGGATTTCGGAGGGTTCGGAGATGGCTAGAAAGACCTCGACCATGCGGCTGCGCTCGGTGCGACTGCGCAACCCGATGGAGCTTGCGGGGATACAGAACGGGCGCGACATCACCCGGCCCTGGATCGGCCCGCTGCTGGAGCCGACCGATCCGATCCTGCGCACCCGAGGCGGCGGCAGTTTCGACATCTACAAGCCGATCCTGACCGACCCGCAGGTCAAATCGGTTATGGTGCAGCGGATATCGGCGGTCACGAGCCGCGAATGGGAGGTGGTGGCGGGCGACGAGAGCCGGGCGGCTTCGCGCGCGGCGGATTGGCTGCGCGACGAGATATCCGCCATGAAGTTCGACCGGCTGACCGAGAAGATGCTCTGGGGCCTCTTCTACGGATATTCGGTGGCCGAGCAGATGTTTCGCCGCGACGGGCAGCTTTGGGGCTGGGAGGACATCCGCGTGCGCGACCGGGTGCGGTTCCGCTTTGACGAGGAGTGCGGCCTGCGCCTGCTGACCATGTCCAACATGCTGGCGGGCGAGGAGATGCCCGCCGAGAAGTTCTGGGTGTTCTCGACGGGAGCGGATCACGATGACGAGCCCTATGGTCTGGGCCTTGCGCATTGGCTCTACTGGCCGGTCTGGTTCAAACGCAACGGCTTGAAACTCTGGCTCATCGCGCTCGACAAGTTCGGGATGCCGACCGCGCGGGGCAAGTATCATTCGGGCGCGACCGAGGAGGACCAGAAGAAGCTGCTTGAGGCCGTCATGGCGATCCGCTCGGAGGCCGGGATCATCATCCCCGAGGGGATGGATATCGAGCTTCTCTCGGCCCCCTCGGGGGCGAGCACGCTCGATTACAAGGCGCTGCATGACACGATGGATGCCGCGATCTCGAAGATCGTGCTGTCGCAGACCATGACGACCGATGACGGGTCGAGCCGAAGCCAGGCCGAGGTGCATCAGGACGTGGGGGACGCCGTCAAGAAGTCCGATGCCGATCTCGTGTGCCAGAGCTTCAACGAGGGGCCGGTGGCGCGGCTGGCGGAGTTCAATTTCCCCGGCGTGGCCCCGCCGATGGTCTGGCGCAAGATGGACGATCCCGAGGACACCTCGGCGGCGGTGGACCGCGACAGCAAGCTGCATGCGATCGGCTGGCAGATGACCGAGGAACGGGTGAAGGAGACCTACGGTGACGGCTATGAGCGCGCCGCGACCCCGGAGACGGGCCCCGCGCCGGAGTTCGCCGAGCACCGGGCCGAGCACCGGCATGACAGCGCGCTCGATGATCTGGCCCGCGCGATCATCGAAGAGGGCCACGCGGAAGAGGCAGCCGCGCCGCTTTTCGCCGATATCGCGGCCCTGCTGGCGGGGATTGGCCCCGATGACACGCTCGATGACCTGCGCGCGCGGCTCGACGGCTTGCGCGACCGGCCCGGAGACCCGAAGCCCCTGACCGATCTTCTGACCGAGGCGAGCTTTGCCGCGCGTCTGGCGGGCGAGCTGGGCGCGGTGGTCGATGACGGCGAGCTGCCCGCCGGGCAGGACAGCCTGCCCGGCGCGGTGGCCCCGTGATCGACGCGCTCAAACGCCTGCGCCCCGAGGAGGTGCTTGCCTTCTTCCGCGCGAAGGGGCTTGCGCCGCCCGACGCGCGGTTCGATTTCCGCGACGTGTGGCGCAACGTGCACGCCAGTAATTTCGTGGTCGCCAAGGCGATGCGCGACGAGGTGCTGGAGACGATCCGGGGCGCGCTTGATCGTGCGCTCGAGGGCGGCGGCACGCTTGCCAGTTTCATGGACGAGCTGGAGCCGGAGCTGAAGCGCCTCGGCTGGTGGGGGCGGAGCATGGAGCGCGACCCATTGACCGGCGCGCTGAAGAATGTCCAGCTCGGCTCGGCTCGCCGCGCCGCTTGCGGGTGATCTTCGACGCCAACATGCGCGCCGCCCACGCCGCCGGGAAATGGGCGCGCATCGAGCGGGTGAAGGACGCCTTCCCGTTCCTGCGCTATGTCCAGATCCAGCGCGACACCAAGCGCGAAGAGCACGTGCGCTATCATGATCTGATCCGCCCCGTCGACGATCCGGTATGGGAGCGCATCTACCCGCCCAATGGCTGGCGCTGCGGCTGCACCGTCCAGCAACTGAGCCAGGCGATGATGGACCGGCGCGGCATGAGCGTGACCGAGGATTTCACGCTGGAGGAGCGCGGTGTGCTCAACAAGCGCACCGGGCAGATCGAGCCCACGGCGCTCGGGGTCGATCCCGCCTGGGACGGCAATCCCGGCAAGGCGTGGCTCGATCTGGGCGGGCGGCACGGGCCGATATCTGGCGGGCTGCCCTCCGAGGCGGCGGCGACCGAGCTTGGCTTTGCCGCCCGCGCGCGCCTTCTGGGGATGACCGGCGGGCGCGGTCATCTGGGTGCCCTCGATCTTGTGACGGGGGATGAGATCGACTGGACCATCGGAGCGGGGGACCGGGCCGGGATCAGCAGTGCGATGCGCGCAGCCCTTGCTGCGGCCCCGGAGAATGTCGGTCTCGTGCGCAACCTTTCAGGTGCGCCTGCCCTCGGAGCCGATGATATCGGCGATCTTCTCGCCACGCGCGCAGGATCTCTGCTCGGCGTGACGGTGGACGGGACGCTCGCGCGCGCCGTCCCGGTTCGCGACACGACCCTTTCGCTCGCGGCGCTGGACGCGCTGGCGAACCGCGCGCAAGACCTCGCCCTGGGCCTTGCGAGCGGGGAGGAGGCAGAGCTGATCGCGCGCCTCGCCCTGACCCGCGCGCTTCGGCGGTCGGGGGCGGTGGTGGTGTCAGAGCGTCTCAGCCCCGCCACTGCGCAGACCAGGGCGCGGCTGGAGGCCAGCGTCGCGCTGATCGCCGGGCTGCTCTCGGATGGTATCTGAGGGCGATTTTGGCCGATCGGGCGGCGCGACCGCACCTCTGACTGTCCCCCTCGGATGAAATGCGCCCGGAGAGCGCCGTTAAATACCCTTTCAATACCCCCCTCGGGCCTTTCGCAACCCAACCCCCGCGCGGGCCGGAACCGCACTCAGCGGGCCGCTCAGCGGCTCGGGCCCAGGGGAATCGCATTTGAAGAATAGGGCTGGTGGTTTGGTGTGATCTGGATTCTGGTTGGGGCTTCTGAAGGAGGGGCCGATGCCATCACTGATCACGATTTTCCGCGAGATGCCGGACCCGCGCAG